TGTACACATCAAATTGTACTAATGCTGGTACTGGTTCATCCCAAACGTGTATAGCAATATGACTTGTTTCTATCACTGATACACCTGTGATACCTCTATTGCCAGGCTTGTCACAATAAGCAACGTAAGGACCTAACATTATTTTCATATTAATAAACGATATGAAATCTTTTAACCAAGTAGTTAAGTATTCTACATCTCTTGGCGGATTGTTTACTTCGGCTCTAATAATTAGATGTTTATGGATAAGTAATTCATTTTTCACAAAGTTCCATTTGTTAATTGTTAATCTTCTAAACTGTATTTAGTAGTCACAACATATCTTCTAGCAGGATTTACCATTACATTAGCTCTTTTCATAAAGCCTCTATTAAATAATATTAATGATCTTTCATCTCTATCATCTAAAGTAAATTCTACATCTTTATAATTTGTGCCTAAAAATTCTACATCTAATTTAATGACATATCTTTCTTCATCATAATCTCTCATACCGCCAACACCCACAGTAATTTTTTCTATTATTTCACTCGTAATTGTTTTACCCAATAAAGTCCAAGTTACTTTTTTACCATTTACTTTCATTTTGTCAGCGTGAATTACTGCCTTAGCAGAATTACCTGTATCAAATTTAGCTTCTATTTCACCAAATGGTTTTATTGTAACGACTTCTCTATGTCCTACTTCAGTAGGTACTTTAAATCTATTTTTAGGATCTTCAAAGTGTTGTATAACTTCTTTAATTAAATTTCTACCAGTTGCTGATTCAATACCTTCGGTACCTGGAGATGAATTGACTTCTATAATTTTTGGTCTTTGTTTTTCTCTATTGTCTGAAACAATTAAGTCAACAGCAACATATTGACCATTAACGGCTTTAGCAGCCAAAATACAATCTTCTATTTCTAATTCTGTAAGTTTAAATTCTGTTACTTTACTACCTTGTGAAAAATTTGAACGAAAGTCTTTTTTAATAACTTCTCGTTTCATAGATGCTAATACTTTACCACCTAAAACTAATACTCGTACATCAAATGGTATTTTAATATATTGTTGAATTAATAGTTCGGCATCATCACTTTCTTTATATATTAATTGTACTATACTGTCTAATGATCTTTCTGATTCTACAAAGATAACTCCAACACCTTTACTACCTCTAAGTGTTTTCATAATCATAGGAAAACCTGTTCCTAAATTTTCAACAGCAGCATCAACACCGTCTTTATTTGGTACTAATACGGTTTTAGGTTGTTCTAAACCATAATCAGCAAGTCTTAAATAAGTACGATATTTGTCGGCACATATATTAACAGTTGTTCTACTATTAATACAAGCAACACCAGCTTTTTCTAATTGTGAAAGTAAATCTAACCAAGCGTCTTTACGTGTGACAGAACCTCTTACAATAGCAATTGTGTTCTCGTCATTTATTTCAAAACCTTTTTCATCATCTATATTGTGAATTGTTTTTATACCATCTTCATTTTTGATATAAGCGCCGTCTATTAAAACGACATAAGTTTTATGACCTAGTTTAGGTCCTTCTTCTTTTATACGTTTTGCTGTATGAAATAGTTCCGAGTTTTCAGGCTCATCTGAAATTACTAAGATACGTAATTTTTGTGATGCCTTTTCTTCGGTTAAGAAATCTTTAAACTTTGGTACTTCCATCGCCATCAGTTTTTTCTTCAGTTGATTCTGCTTTTTTACCTATATTATATTTAGCAGATAAAATCCATTCTTTTTTTTCTTTGAAAGGTAAAACTTTAATCTGGCTCAAAGGTGCTTTATTTTCTGAAGCAGTTTTGTCAACTATGTCAATTAAATTCCAATCTTGTAATAAGATAGCGATTGTGTTTCTTCTTTGTATATCATTCTCTACTAAAGTGGCTTTTTTGCCATCTAAAGCAAATAATTCTTTAAAGTGTACAATATAGTATTTACCTTGTTTATGTAATATATGACAAGATTGATAAAGGGTTTTATCTTTTCTACTTGCTACACCTATACGTGTTAAAGTTTCTCTTACTTTTAGGAAATCGTCTGGTTGTTTGATTGTGACCTCTAACATACTTTCAGGCGACCATTGTATTTCTTCACTCATCTCTTTGTTCTCCCACCTTTATTCAAGGCATTTTTAATGTGTTCAACTTGTTCTTTACTAAGTATGTTTAGAGCTTCTTTTGCCTTTTCATTACTATAACCATAATATTCTTTCACATACTCCATATCATTAAGCTTGGCTTGTGATAACCATTTACCGCCAAATCTCTTTTGTTTTCTGATACTATTTATAAAAAAATCAAATTGTACCTTATTGCTTAAGAAATGATAACCATTCATCTCATTGGCAGCAGGTAAGGTGTCCCAAAACATAGACATACAACGATTAACAATATAAGCAGGATACTTCTTTTCCCAAAGTAAATCTTCGCTATCCATCAACTTTTCTTTGCTAAAATTGATAGCATTAAGATAATCTTTTAATTCGTAAGCCATTATTTTCTATTTCTGTGTCTGCCCATATAGTAATCACCTGGTTCGTAATTCCAACGTTTACCGTGATGACCTCTTATATCAGCATACCACATTCTTAGTTTAACAATAAGTTTTCTAAAAAATGTTCGTCTAGCCATTCTCTCCTCGTACTAATTTTATTTAAATTTACAACTCGCCATTATTTCTGTCAGGCAGGCGACCATATTTATCTCTTGGTCAGCGACAAAAGCGGCTTTATATTGATATCCAGCAATAATTAATATAGCTTGAGCAATACCTTTAGCATCTAAATGGTCATAGAGAATATCGTATAATGATCTAAATAAATGAGATGGCTCTTTATCTAAGTTTTGAACAACCCATTTTCTCATATCATTAAACTTTTTATCTTTTAAAGCGTTCATTAATTCTTTATGATTGACTTCAGATAAACTGAATAGAATACCACTATCTATTTTACCACGTGCCGAATATCTTTGTAATTCGTTTATGGTTCTTCTAAAATCTGGATAGTGTTTTTGGATTAATTCAGCTAAGACTTTTTTATCAAACTCAATGCCTTCATTTGTTAAGACATCTTCTAATCTTTTCATAAAAGCCCCAGCAGTTTTTCTTACTTGACCATTAGTAATTTTAAAATTAATAACTGTACAACGACTTTGTAAAGCAGGTATAATTCTATTTTTATAATTACAAGTAAATATAAAACGACAGTTCTTCCAAAAAGATTCAATAAAGTTTCTTAACGCAGGTTGAACCGAATCAGGATTCATATAATCTGCCTCGTCAACAATAACAACTTTGTGATTAGCGTCTTGTGTGATAGATACAGTAGAAGCAAAGTTTTTAATTTGATTTCTTAAAGTATCAATGTGTCTACCTTCATCTGAACCATTAATGATTATGTAATCACAACCCAACTGTTCACATAAAGCACGAGCAACTGTAGTTTTACCTGTACCTTGTGAACCAGATAATAGTAGATTTGGTATTTCTTTTTGTTCTAGGAACTTTTTAAAAGTATCTTTTATATCTTCGGATAAGATACAATCATCAATTGTTTTTGGTCGGTATTTTTCAACCCACAAATAGTCTGACATAATATAAACCTCATTTTATTCATTATTTACTTTCAATAGTAAATTCTTTTACAATTTCACTATCGACATCATAACCACCTTTATTCATTGTCCAACAATCTTCTTCACGGTCATAATCGTGTTCATCAACAAATGTTTGGACTTTGTCTGCTAGTTCTTTATCTTCATCACTAGCATTTTGATAGCTACTCCAATCAAAGTATAAACCTTTTTCAAAAGTAGGTAGATCACCAAACTCCTCTATAATATCAGAAACAGCAATTTGCCTATTTAGATAATGTGTAGTTTGATGATACTCTCTGGTTTCAACTTTTAAGAAGTCGTCTGCTTTATATTCAGTACCGTCTTCTAGTTTATATATTTCAGACATTAAAACTCACTATCAGGTTCTAAAGCAATCCAATATTGAACAGCTTTATTTCTGTTTACAAAGTGTGAGATTTTTTGAGATGAGATAGAAACATTATAATCATCTAAAATTAATTTTAGATTTTCAGCTCTAAAGTAAGCAGTAAATGTTTTATCAGTTTCGCCGATTGTATTTGAATAATCGTTTGAGGATTTATTCTTTTTATCAGTAGCAATTAAAGTAACTGTTTTGCCATTACCTTTTACAACAACGTCTGGTAAATTAAGATTAGTAATACCTTTTCTTAATTTTTCAAAGTCATCTTTTTTAATTGTAAAAGAAACAAAAACATCTGGCATTGTAATTGTCTTAGTAGGTGCTACAATAACAGATTTATCAGCAAAGAAATACTTAATTGATTGTGCTGATTTTTCGTCTTTAATTGTTACGTTTGAACCACCATTAAAGTTTAGTTTCGGTTTTTCAAACATTTCTACCGATCTTAAAAATTCTGGTAAGTCATAGATAGCAAATTCACTTTCAAATTTTTCAGTAACTTCTGCTTCTGCCAAAATATTTTTCATTGTTGAAATAGTTTGGACTTTGTTTCCTGGTTTAATCAGGATATTTTGATTAATGTCTGAAAAATTTTTCAAAACATTAACTGTATCACTAGTTAGATTCATAATCTATCTCCTTCATAATTTAATTGTTTCAAATATATCACATTCATAGTTTATTGTCAATGCTGGTTAGAAATTCATAATTAATAATTCTTCACCTTTATCGGTACCTACTGATTTACTACTATTTTGTTTGTTGAACTCTCTAGTTTGCCAACGATAGTTGTTTTTAGGAAACCAATTCTGTAAATCATCAAAGTCGTAATAAGAAAGAACAAACTTGCCTTTTATATTTTTTAATGTGTCTGCTAGTTTTTTATGTTCTTCTTTAGGAAAGTCTTTAGTATAGTATGATTCTTTTTCAAAGTATGGTGGATCACAATAAAACAATGTGTATTTGTTATCGTATTTTTTAATTACTTCATCATAAGACAAGTTTTCAACTTTAGATATGTTTTCTAGTTTATATTGCCATTTAGGATTTTCTAATTTGTCTATTAACTGTGTGTATTTTGATTTATATTTACCTTTTAAATCTACAAACTTAGCATTATTAATAGTTAAACCACTAAATGTATTTAATTCTATGTACATATACTTGGCTGCCATATCAACATCACCTATTTCAATATTGTAATCAAGTGGTGTTATTTCAGCTTTTATATTTTCAAATAAAGTTTTAACTTGTGTTCTATATTTTTTAAGTGTTTTTACAAACTCACTTCTTTTATAAACAGCACAATGAAATACGTTTGCTAGATAAACATTATAATCGTTATAAACATTTACATCTGAATTAATATTGCCTTGAAAGTAAACCCAAAAGGCACCGCCAAAAGGTTCTACATAAGTTTTATGATTGGGAAAATTATTTGAAATCCAATTTGCTTGAAATTTTTTACCACCAAGATAACTAAACATAATAATACATTATATAGTAAAAAAGGCGAAAAGTCAATGCTCTTCGCCTTTAGTTTTATAACATTAATAGTAAAAGCCAAGCTAATACTACACTTGGAACAGTACACATTAATATTAATGATCTGTTTTTTCTCCAGTAAGATTTGGACTTACCAATCCCGTAAGTGATTGCTTTCCACTCACAATGATTGTACGGCCACATATTACTTACTTTGTTTATTTAAGTGTGGATAAAAAGCTGATACCATACTTTGATATGCTTCTGAAAAAGGTTTAGCATTTTTTAAACCTTCTTCATACATTTTTTGACCTACATCTTTAAATGTATTGAAGTTATCGCCGTTAGTTACAAACTCATTGAACTTTTTAGCAGTTTCAATGATGTCTTCAGCTTTCAAAGTAGGAGCTTTAAACTCTTGTACTACTTGATCGCCGTCTTTTCTGATTGAATATTCGTACTCTTGTATTTTAGCCGAATAGTTGAAGTCTGCTATATCTTTAGCAAGACCTAATAGATCGCTTCTTATTTCATAAGCGTTTTTTGCTGTTGTTGCCATAATTATCTCCTTTGTGTGTTTGTGTTTATAGCATTTGTATTTATAATATCACAAGAGGCGGAATAAGTCAATGCTCATCCGCCTCTCTATTTGATTAATTACTTAATCTCAATTTGTTTGAGTTTTTTAGACTCAGGTACAATCTTCTCCATTGATACTTTTAAAAGACCGTCTTTTAATTCAGCGCCTTTAACTTCAACGTCATCAGCGATTGTAAATGATCTTTTGAAATATCTTTTAGAGATACCTTTATAGATTGTATTACCATCTTCGTCTTTGTCTTTTTCTTCAACTTTAGACTCAATAGTTAATACACCATTTTCTACCGATACATCAATATCTTTTTTACCAAAACCAGCAAGAGCGACTTCAATGTCGTACTTGTTAGTACCAGTCTTAACGATATTGTAAGGTGGGTAGTTTACAGTAGGTAATCTAAAGTCTGAATCAAACATTGACTCAAAGTGGTCAAATACATCATCAAACCCTACTGATAAAGGTCTTAATTGATTGAAAATAGAAAGTGCTTTATTTGTCATATTTTTCTCCTTTTTAAAGCAAGTTAATATTAAGAGCCCATTATGGCGCTCTTGTTATTAATATAATTACTAATTATCAGTTTACAAGTGTGCTAAACTGACACAAGTATTTATACACGGTAGTTGTTTACGGCACAACTACCAAAGCCAGCGACGCCGACTTTAATTATAAAATTGGGTGTCGGTCTACCCCTTTACGCTTTGTTAGGTCTTACGAATTGCCTAACATAATTATATATAAGCATCACCAGCGTAAAAACTTAGAAACCTCTCATACGTTCTAATTTTTTCTGCTTTTTTAACCAATTTTTAGTCATTTCTTTTTTGGCTTCTCTTTTTTTAGCAGACGGCTTAGTATAATATTGTCTATCTTTTATCTCTTTAAGAAGACCCTCTTTTTGTACTTTTCTTTTTAGAACACGCATAGCTTGTTCCAAATTGCCATTTCTTACTTGAACAGTTATACTCACTCTTACTCACCTCCTTTCACTGGTAAACATTGTAATTGAATAACTCCTTTATTATCTCTATAGATGTCGCCGTGTAAACACACCCAATCTTCTTTATTATCAAAATGATTTTCAGCCCATAAACTCATAGGCATTACACCTTTTTTGCCGTGTTTTTGCCAATCATTTTTAGTTATGTTTGATAATAAAACTAGTAGTCTTTTAGCATTATCATCATAGATAACAATCCAAAAAGGATGTGGTACAATTCTTCCGTAACCTCCTCCTGTATAAACTTTAGTGGCAGAACCGTGTCCTTTAAATTCATCTACTTTCATTTCCATTCTTTCTGGATAAAATCCTGGTATATTTAAATCTTTTTTACCTTTATGTGTAATAATAACATCTTCTATACCTACTTCTTGTCTAGGAGTATGTGATGTGTAACCGTCTTCTTCTAATGACATTGACACAGCAGACATTACAGTATTTGATAAATTAGTTGAAATACCTAAGTGTTGTTCCCAACCGTGTACTGGATCTGTTATTAATTTTTTGCCACCCATAGAAATATTTAAAATTTGATTATGAAACGTATCTTTAATTTTAGGTAAAATTAAATTATTAAATTTAGTCTTATCTCTATAATATTCTATCCAATTTATTCTATTAGGGTTTTCTTTTAAAATTACTTTTGGTGGAGTAGCACTTGCTTCATTATAAGCATCCTTAACACTGTATTCACCTGATTCAACTTTAGCAATTAAATCTGGTCTTCCATATTTAATAGAAACATCAACCATTTTTTGAAACTCTTTAGGATTTTTATTTGTTCTTTCAGCACACCATTCGTTTCTCATTTTTCCTGTAAATGTTTTATCTGTTTCTTTAATATAATCATTTAAATCTGATAAGTATTTTTTCAACACTACTCTCCAAGCATATTCATCTCTTTTTAAACCTGGTTGATTGTATTCTTCTAAGACACTTTTTTCAATCTTTTTTAATTTTAAATTTGTTAAACATTTTTCATCAAATGTATGTTCTATAACAACACATCTTAAAAAAGGTAATCCTTCTTCTTTAGCACCACCGTATCTACGGTTACCAGAAAATACTATACCATTCTTGTCAATATAAACAATTTCTAAATTTGGATATCCTTTTTTTTCAAAAACACTTCTAAGTGAATTTTGTAATCTTATATTATCAGGATCATCTTTATCATATTCCTCATAATATTCCAAATTCAATGGATGTGGTTTTAAATCTTCAATTTTTATATATTGTATGTCCATAATATATTTTTAGTTATTGTTATAATCTATCATAAGTCTAGTTTTTTGTCAAGTGTCGTTTAGCGGAGGCGGTTTTCACCGCCCCCTAGGACGTACACTATGATTTAATGAATTTTAGACAACGTCTTGGTCATCCTCCTCATCATCATTGGAATCCATTTGAGAGTTTAAGTCAGCTTGTCTTTGCTGTTCCATTATTTGGTCAGCAGAAGCACCAGCATCAACTTTAGAATATAACTCTACAAAAGAATTTTTTGTATCATCATCAAATCTATTGGTACAAACTTCAATAGCTTTCATTTTGTTACCAAAGATAGCGAAGGCTTGAACTATGTGGACAAGTCTTCTAGTTGAGATAATCTCATCAACGCCACCATCAAAGTAAGTTTTTCTGATAACGTCTGCCCAAGTCACTAGTTTTTCAACAAAGTTATCATCTTTTTTACCAGCAACTTTAAGTGTATTACTAAGAATTTTTTTCTCAACAGATACACTAGGATATTTCTGTTCAAAAGTAATTGGAAATCTTTCCAAAAACGCCTCGTTCAGAACGTTAGTACCGATAAACTTACCGTCTTCGGATCCTTGCCCTTTAGTATTGGCAGTGGCAATCACATTAAAACCATCTTTTGGTTTAACAAACTTGTTAATCTTTTTAACAAAGACACCAGAACCTTCTAAGATTGGTTGTAAACACATAATCTTATTAGACGCAAGGTCAATCTCGTCAAGGAGAAGAATAGCACCTCTCTCCATAGCTTCGATTACAGGACCATTTTGCCAAACAGTTTGACCGTCTTTAAGTCTGTAACCACCGAGTAAATCGTCCTCGTCAGTTTCAATTGTGATATTAACTCTAATTAATTCTTTTCTATTCTCGGCACAGGCTTGAGTCACACCCATTGTTTTACCGTTACCAGATAGACCTGTAATGAATACAGGATAAAACATACCTGATTTAATAATAGATTTAATATCAGTATAATTACCGAAACTTACAAACACAGGATCTTTTTTAGGAATAATATCGCCTGTTAAAGATGAAACAATGTAAGCAGCTTCAGTTTTAATTTCAGGTTGTTTTTCTACAACCTCTTCCATAGCAGTTGGCTTAGTAGCATCAACAGCATCTGGCATTTTAAAAAGACCTTTTTTAATTTTAAGGTCTTGGTTTGAAACCCACCACTGTGGGAAAGAAACTTTATGTTTCTTTTCAACTTGTACTAGTTGTTTCCTAGTTACCTCGGTAGTATCATTACCAAAAGTTTGATAAACTAGGTCAACAAAGTTTTGTTGTTTATCGTTTAGTGATAACATAGTTTTACGTCCTTTCTTAATCATAGTTATACATATATCCTATAGGAAAAAGTGTCAAATGTCAAGCATAAAAAAAGTGTTGATTTTATTGACTTTTTTACAATCATTAGGCAACTTCCTCTATAAATTTGTTTAAAAGCACTCTGGAAGTGATTCTTCCTTTCATATTTTTACTGAATAATTGTTTGATTCGACCAGCTTTCATATCAGTTTTAATCTCATTTAAACTTTGGTGAGTAGTTTGAACACTCATTTTTTTACCATTCAATAAGAAATATTTGTTATAACCAGGTTGTGGATAATCACAAACTAGATTTTTTAACCATTGATCTTTTCTTTTTTGAGCAATCATTTTTTCTTTATCACTCATACCCCAAGCATTAAAAAATCTATCTGTTTCGTATCTTTTACCTTTTAATACGTAGAAACCAACAGTTGTTACGTTATGTTTTTTTCTAATAATGTTTAAAAGTAAATCAGTGACATCTGTT